CTTCGTCCGACAACTTGAAGATATTTTTATACACCCAAGCCTTCGAGAAATAACCCTCAGTTGCAGAGCCAGCAATTTCAAACTTAGTACGCATATGCTCTAATTCCTGAAGTTCGGCAATCTTTGAAGGATTGTTAAGATTAAGCTTAAAGCTTAATAAATCATCGCCTCGATACCCCATGGTGTACAGATGAATAATACAAATTTTCTCTAGCTCTGCTATAACCACCCTCTGAAGACGCTGGATGGTGCGGGCGAAACGGATATCTTTCTGAGCGAGTGTGGTTTTGTCTTCCATCGCATCAGTTTGTGCCAGGTAGGCTTTCGGCACTTTCAAGGCAGAAAACAGTTTGTCTCTCAAATAATTAACATCATCAATATCTCCAGTAAATTGTCCCCCTGGTAGTGATTCGATTCGAGTGTTGTTGACTGATCCCCGAACAGGAATATAATAATCTTCATCCACACTCATGGCGTTATAACGAAGATCCACTCGTCCAGTGTCAGCGTCTACTACTTGGTTACGCTTCATTTGGGTCTTCACTTGTTCCATGTATTGTTCAACGTCTTCAGCCGCAATGTTACCGACATCAATATAAAATATACGGCGCTCGGGAGACCTTACTATTCGATAAGCCATCATCGCATCTTCTAGAAGCGAAAGCTGTCTCCAAATGCGACGAGAAGGCTCCAAGACCGAGGTCCCGTAGGGGACATACTTATCATTTCCTAAAACCCGGAAATGAGATACCTGCCAGTTCTCGAAAGTAACCCCCTGTGCTCCTTCCGCATTTTCCCAAAAATATTGGATGTAATTTGGGTTTGTGGGATCGGTACCTTCAATACGCTCAACCTCTCTAACAGGGAGCGGTATGACATTAGTTATACCTAATCTTTCGTCAATGTCAAGATATAAATAATAATCTCCATACTTACACATACTCCGAGCCCAACCAAAAAGATTGGATTCTACGTTTAGTACGGTATACAGCAAAGTCTGAACAATATCTTTTATCTCTCGGTTATGACAATCAATATTAACAAGTGGATTAAAAGCTGTTGATGTGGTTATTTCGTCAGCATAGATATCCAGTGCGGATGCTATTTCAGGCATATATTCCATCTGCTCAAAATCCGTATACCGAACTTGCTTGTTTCTTTTCCAGAGAACCTTATTAGAAAGATCAGTAAAGGGATTATAATATTCTCTTTTTTTGAACTCTTTGCCAGTACTGCTGGTAAAAGTATATTTCTGGATATCTCTCAACGAACCACGAGTAACTGAAGGAGTATCATAATCAACGATAGGTCCGCTAAACAATCTTGTTAGGCGGCGAAAAAGAGAAGAATCTTTGTTGCGAGGGTTATTATTATCAGCCATTTTTTATCCTTTAGAAATCCAACTTAGGTCATGAAAAGACTTGTCACCATACATGGAGTTAGTACGAGGAGGTTTGTAGCCTTGTTGCCCCGGTATTTTCGTATTAAAAGAAGTAGAAGAAACCGACATTCCGTTTAGCATCGCCTTTTTGTACTCCTGTTCTCGTTTATTAACTGTGAGGGCTGTTTCCCTAACCCAACACCCAATTGCTGCTGCAATAACCAAGTCATCGTTGTAACTTCTCATTGCCTGCGGGCGTCCGTTATGCCAAACAAATGTTTTAATCTCGTTCGCCAGTCGCATTGAGTTAATAGTAATTAGTTTATTTCTCACGAATTCCTCAAACTTCGCAATAACAAGTGGTCTAGTCTTCATGGACATCGTAAAACCAGGGATTCCACCCGTAGCCTGAGCGGTTAACTCATCAACATATTCATGAGTAGACTTCATACTATAATAAAGATTCGGATATTCTAAATCTTGAAGTCTTGTGAGGACACCTATCCCCAATGAATTATTCTCAATAATCAACAGGGCATTGTTAAATTCTGTAGCCATACTGTGTAAGTGAGGCGCAAATCGATCTGGTGTTATTTTTCCCTGATATTCTGCAACTTGCTCCATAGTGGCCACATCAAAAACATGAGCTACGCTAAAATCGCTGCCATCACCACGAGCCACATCAGCGACCAACAAATAATCTCTTTGTGCTTCCGCAGGCTTCCATATCCAGTAGTTTCTGTCAAAACCAGTCCTGTGAAGTGGGTCACTTAAATTGTCAACAATATTTTTAAGATCATCGCCGTGAATAACAGTTTCACCGGAGGCATTAAAATTACACTCCAA